CCCATTTGCTGAGCGGCGGCGTTGCCGACAGCCCGACAAATACCGAGATAGAAGCCGGATTTGATTTGTTTTCAAATGCCGAGGAAGTCGATGTCAACATGCTTATCGATGGTGCCTGGACGAACTCAACAATCCAGCAGTATATTATCGATAATATCCTTGAAGTTCGCAAAGATGTCGTCGGATATTTCAGTCCGCCTTCCGCCGATGTAGTTGGCCAGAGCAACATTTCATCCGCAGTAACCGATATCATCGATTATCGGAAAAACAATCTTTCCAGATCCACATCATATGCGGCCCTTTTCGGGAACTGGAAATATCAGGAAGACAGTTTCAATGGTAAGTATCGTTGGCTTCCGGTCTCCGCCGATTGCGCGGGGATTATGGCAAATACAGCCCAGGTGCGGGATCTTTGGATTGCCGGTGCTGGCTACAATCGCGGCATAATTAAAAATGTTATCAAATTCGCGATTAACCCGTCGAAGGCATATCGGGATCTGCTGTATAAAGATAATATCAATCCGATTTTGGTTGATAGCGCGGACGGCCCTGTCCTGCTTGGCCAGAAAACATTGCTGACCCGGCCCTCCAGTTTTGATCGGCTCGATATCAGATGGTTGTTCATCGTATTGGAAAAGGCCATCGCGACAGCATCGAAATACTTCATGTTTGAGAAAAATACGGCTTTTACCCGGCGACAGTTTAAGGGTATGGTTGATCCTTTCCTGCGTGATGTACAAGGTAAAGAGGGAATTGAGGCGTTTGAAGTCCAGGTTGATTCAAATATCAATACCGCAGCAGTCAAGGCCAGAAACGAGTTTCGGGCCCGGATTTTCATCCAGCCGGAATTAACTGCTGAATTTATCGTCCTCGAATTCATCAACGTGAACTCAGGCGTTGAATTTTCGGAAACCATCAGCAAATCAGCATAAGATAATCGGGGAGAGTCAAATCTCCCCGAACTGTAAATTAATATAAGGAGAAAGAAATGGGAATCAGAATCGAAGATTTCAAATCTGCATTAACGAATGGTTACCGGCCTAACCTTTACCAGATGGAAGTCATGGGCATGCCGGAGAAATTTGTTTATATGTGCAAGGCAACTCAGCTCCCAGGGAAAACTATCGGTATTGTCGAAGCACCATATCTTGGCATGAAAGCGAAACTTGCCGGGGATGTGACATATGAAGACCTGACGGTTACCGTAATAATGGACAATGATTTTGCAGTCCACACGGCCCTGGAGATTTGGATGCAGACTGCCAAGGCTAATGAAGCTGCCATCGGCCTGGATGCGGCCTTATATAAGCGGACTGCCGAAGTTATTGCTCTGGACAATACAGGAAAAGAAATTACACAATATTCTTTTATTGGAGCATGGCCATCCTCGGTTGCTCCCGTCGATTTGAGCTATGAAACCAATGATACTCTCGCAGAATATGTGGTAACATTCACATACGATTATTGGACTCGTATTTTTTAAAAAGGCTATTCTATGGCTACAATGTTCTTAGAAAATCTGAAAGCTTCGTTTTCAGATTTTCTTCGTCCTAATCTATTTCAAGTAACATTCAGTGGACATTTTTTCGGGGAACAAGAGTTCGGCTTTCTAACCAAAGGTGCAACTTACCCGTTCATGACCTATAACACCACAACTGTACAATATAACAACCTGCCCAGGCATTTTGCTCAAAGTGTTGATTATGACCCGATAAATTTTGAGTTTATGGTTGATGACGGTCTAAAAGTTCTGCGTTTCTTTGATAGCTGGCGAAAGCTTGTTATGAATGATGGTAGCAGAACCTTTAATTATAAGGATGAATACAGTGGTAATATTGAGATAGAATTATTAAATCGGAAGCAGTTCATGCGAGCTAAATGCACCATCTTGGATGCATTCCCGGTTAACATAGATAATGTGGCGCTGTCCGCAGATGCAAATGATCAGATAATGAGCCTTAATGTCAGCTTCCGGTACGATGATGTCATGTATGAATTTGATGACGGATTTAGCATTGCGGGAGTGAAAGACGTTATTTTCGATCTTGCCCAGGGAACGATAGGTACAGGCATTGACGCAATAAAAGATGGCATCGAAAATCAGGCCAAGAAAATCCCTGACTCAGCAATTAAAAATATTTTCGGAGGCTTCGGCCAGCAACCTTCTGGCTTTGTCGGAAGCGAAAAAGCTATCGGCGAAAGATCGAAAGAAATATTTGCCGGGGGAACCGGTGGTACCGGAGTCGCCAATGCAGCAAAAAATGCCCAAATCCAGGCGAAAGGAGCATTTGATAGCAAGTCCAATTTACCAAAACAAAAGTTTGATTGGAAGAAATGGAGCCCATTTTAAATTATTTGAAAGGAGATTGAGATATGGAATTACCAGTAATAAACGTTTTACCTGTCCATGAATTATTTTTACCTGTTCAAAAAGCCATTTTTAAATTTGTACCGTATACCATCGAGCAAGAGCGCAACATACTGACGGCATTAGACTCTGAAGATGTGAGTGCTATAATCAATAATTACAAAAAATTGATTGAAGTATGTGGGGATAATGCTGATTTCGATACAATGGCAGCAATGGAATTTATTCTCATTGCAGTAAATCTGAGGGCAAAATCAAAGGGTGAAATTCTCGACATAAATGCCAAATGTAAAAAGTGTGATACATCAATCGAATTATCCATCAATATTGAAGATCATATTGTCACCGAGAACGCAGATGTGCTCAGTGACTTATGCAAAATTGATGATGATTTATCGTTTGAGATTGTCCCGATAAAAATGGGATTTTTGTATTCGACAGATGTTATTAAAACCCAACAGGATTTGATGCTTGAGACTGCCGTCCACAGCATAAATAAAGTGTTTTGGAAAGAAGATATTTTCACTGATTTTACTCCTGAATCCCTCAAGGATAAAATATCTTTGACCTACACGATAATTAAAAAAATATTTGAATCATCGGCTAAATTGATCAAAGTGAAATTAAAAATTGATATGGTTTGCAGTAAATGCAAGCACGAAGAAGAATATGTTATACGTGACTTTTTAAAATACTTGAGTTGATTGGGAAATATAAGACTATTATAAATTATTATAAAGAGATTTTTAATTTGGTTCGGTATGGTGATTATTCACATGCCGAAATCATGAGTTTAGTACCATATGAAATGGAAATTTTTACGGCATTAACTTTATCTGCTATGGAGAAAGAAAAGCAGAAGCGGGAAAATAAATAAACATGCCTGATTCAGTAGAAACCAAAATATTAAAAGATATTAACCGGCATCTTGCCCATATAGATGGAAAGGATGGGATGACTGACCGGCTCTCCCCGTCAGAGACGGCGGCGCTGAATAAAAATGCCGGTGAAATCATAGGCACTTTTTCATCTTTGATAAGTTCCGAAACAAAAACCATTATTAATTCCGGTAACAAGCAATTAATCGATGCTTTTGGTAATTTAAAAGGTTTTGATACCGAAGTCCAGGTAGATTTGTTAGATGATGTCGTCGATGAATTAAAAACCAATAATCGCTTTATGGAAAAGGGAGAACATAATGATTTCTTAGCCGAGGCCGAGCGCGAACAAGATCTTGACATCAATCGGCGAACCAATGAGCTGCTCGAAGACCTTAACGATAAAGAAGATGATGCTGCTGCGGCTGCAGCCAAATCAGATTCAGATTCAAAAGCGTTTCTTGGTACCGGGCTCGGCGGACTGATGGGCGGACTGATGGCCGGAAAATCGCTCAGAGGGGTATTGGGTGCGGTTAAGAGCGCGGGTAAAAAGTTATTTTTCCCTGCTATTGCTGCTGCTGCCGGAGTGGAATTTTTGAGAGGATGGGCGGAAGCTGGTGATGATGCGAGTACCTTAGAAAAATTTAATTCTGGTATCGGACGGACACTTGCGGATTTATCATTTGGATTGGTTTCAAAAAAGTTTTTTACAGATACTCTCGAGCAAATTGAAGGTGCAATCGGCAAAGCCTGGACAGGTTTTACTAAATCCTGGGACGATTTTGTTCACAACAAAATATCTGCTCCTGATTTCTTTGCTGATATATTATCAGGTTTGAGTCTTGGTACTTTATCTGCTGGCCAATTAAAATCAATCGGTCAGCAAATAGAAGATGGGATGATTGATTTGGTCGCAACAATTGTCGCGGCGGTGACTGACGGAATAGTCACTCCTTTAATGGATGCATTAGCATTGGAATTTGAAACTCTTCTTTCCGATCCGGTTGCTTATTTCAGAGATATATGGAGGAAGCGAAAAGAAGAAGAAAAGAAAGAGTTAGATGCAAAGAGTGCAGAAATACAAAAATTAATGGATGAGGGTCGATCCGAAGAATCAGCAAAAAAAGAAGTGGGTTGGCTTGACTTCATGACAAAATATAGCAGAACTGGGTTTTTCTCTGCTTCTGCTGTTAAAATTGGGATGGCAGCAGCAAAAAAATTAGGAGCATTCTCTGAGACCCAGGAGGAATATAATTTAAAAGCAGCTAAAGAGGCAGAGGCAAAACAAAAATCAGATGCTATAAAAGCAAAGGCGGCGGCGGTACGGGCAGCAAACTTAAAAAAGGCACGTGAAGCGGAGACTCAACCAATTTCGAAACCTATTTCTGCTGTTGGTTATGAAGGCCTTAAACAACGAATTGCTGCTTCAGAGGAGCGGAGAATTAAACGTCAGGAGCAAGTTACCGGTGGGAACGCGATGCAAATAAATCAAAACACAAATGTAGCGGTCCCCGTCGACCGGCAAACTGAAAACGATGACCGAGCTTTACAACGTTCATATAATGTAGAGGGGAGTGAGTAAAATATGCTTTCACAGAATCATTTTTATTGGGAAATGGTCAAGAAATATATTGTGGCCTTTCATCATCTTTTTGATGATGTTCATGTTTTCCGGCGCGATAAGAACGATGAAGTAATCAAAGATATCAAGGTGCCATGTTCATATGTGGCGAAATCAAAGCTATTTTATCTCCTACAACGAAAAGATGATATCGGAAAATCAATTAGCACCACACTTCCTCGTATGAGTTTCTTAATTACCGGCTTACAGCCTGACGTGGCGCGTAAAGAGCCAGCCCTCAACGAGATACCGATTGATCATCGAAATAACGACACAGAGCGTTTCATGTACAGTCCTGTACCATATAACTTCACGTTAGCATTCTCTATTTGGGCAGAATATCAAGACGATATGATGCAAATCATCGAGCAGGTCGGTACCTTTTTCAGACCGGATTATACTTTTTTCGTCGAGGAAATTCCTGAATTAGGTATCAAGAGGAACGTTTCGATAGTTTTAAACAACATGAATCTGGATATTGCTAATGAGTTCGGTGACGAGATTGACCGAACCATTATGGCAGATATCGATTTCACAATAAAAGGCTACTTATATCCACCAATAAAAGATGCCGGTATCATCAAAATCATCAACATCCGTTTTACTGATTACAATGACCGGTGCCTGGATATCGCTAATATCAATCATACTTTCAATGAAATCTGTGCACTGGAGAAAGAGGCAGAAGGTGCGATGTCAGTAAATGCTGTCATAAGTACAAATACGGAGACCTAATGCCAGAAATAAAAGTTTTAAATTCTTTTAAATCGATACCGAAAGGTGATGCTGGAAAGGCTTCCGTTGAATGGGCTACAGGATTAAGAAAGTTTTCAGTCCAAGCTGATATTAGTTCCGATTCCAAATCAGATATCCAAAGGTAATCATGGCTGATAAAATTTTCCCTTGGACTGAAATAGTCCCTGACATACCCGAAGGCTATATTTGGGATTGTGTGGATACCGTGATCACGGAAATCCCCAATTTAATCTCATTATGTGAGGCCGGGCATTTCAGATCTTTCGTCAGAATCAGTTTTGATATCAGTCATTTAAAAACGCAGTTTCATTCCAATCCAGATATTGTATTTGATGTAAGTTCTCGTATGCAAATATTCCGTGATTTTGTATCCAGTGCAAATATCGTCTTTGATATATTAGACCCGGCATTGCAAATATTACATGAATTTGTATCCAGTGCAAATATCGTGTTTAATGCATACTCAGATATGCCGGATGCGAAGCACTTTACATCCACTGCAAATATCGTATTTGATGTGAGCTCATCAATATTTGCTCAAAGGCTTTTTGCATCCCAGGCCGATATTGTATTTGATATATCAGACCCGATAATAAGTGCAGAAATCCAAAACATGCGGGTAACTGAGACTGGAGACACAAGGGTAACCGAAACAGGAGACACAAGGGTAACCGAAGATTAAAGGATTGAATTATGGCAACAAAAATATCAGAAATGACAGATGCATCAACACCTCTGACCGGTTCTGAATTAATAGAAATAGTGCAAAGCAGTAATACAAGAAAAACCCCGATATCAGAAATAACTGATCCATATGTACTTATTGATGGCACGAGAGAGATGGATAAGTTATTGATTGCTGGTGATATTATAAATTCTGCTCATGCATTAATAGTTAAAAATACTAATTTGGGCGGAGAAGTGATGCTGAAAGGAACAGGAAATCCTGATCCTCCAGAATATATATCAAGTGCTGATTACGCGTCTGGCGCTGGAGTATCCAGTTTTGTATGCGACAAACCAGCAGGAATTATCGAAAGTGATTTAATGGTGGCGTCATTTACTGTTGAGATAAATTATGATCTAATTAACAGTGTACCCGAAGGTTGGACAAAATTATTTTCTCAGTCAAATAACAGTAATAATATGCATTTTGTTTATTATAAGTTAGCAAATACTGAACCAGGTAATTATACCTGGGGATTTGACGCATCATCACAGGATGTTGCTGGTGGTATAATGTCGTTCAGGCATGTTGATCCAAATACTCCAATAGGTGACTGGACTGTACAAAACGGTCAAAACGGTCAAGTAATAGCACAATCAATAGACACTATTTCTGATAATGAATTGGTTTTGCATATAGCATCAATGCAGTATGGGTATGGTGGAATGACTGAACCGGTTGATTACACCGAGGCATTTGAAAGATGGAGTAAATCGGCATCAACTGGAGTAACTTCGGAAGCATCTTTTAAAACGTATGCTGCCCCAGGTGCTACTGGAGCAAAAAGTACACAAGCAGTTCCAGTTGGAAGCGGTTATTGGGTGGGTGCTCACATAGCTCTTTGTCCAAATCTATCAGGAGAAGCCAAAAATGTTATAACATGCGATCCCGATGGAGCCGCAAATCTTTGTTTTGCTGGAGTCAATAACTTCTGGTCAACCGCAGAAGGCGGTGAAACCAGGGGCGGACTAAAATTTCCGGCTTCACAGGTACCCTCCTCTGATCCGAATACAATAGACGATTGTGAAAAAGGTAACTGGACTCCTGAACTGGCCGATGCTGTAAGTGGTGGTAACCTTGCTTCATTAGGCACTTCTGTCGGAACATATACAAAAACAGGCAGGATTGTTAATATAATAATAGCCATTTTTGATATAGATACAGGTGGAATGACTGCTGGCAATGTATTATATCTGCGTAAACTACCGTTCACATCAATCTCGACAATATCAGAATCTGGTGCGGCAGCTCCAAGATTGAGCGAGTTCACGTTCTCAGGATATGTCACATCATATATCACAGCAAATAGTACAATTTTAAATCTATATGAAATTGTTACAGGGACGGTTAATGCCACATTAAAAGTATCAAGTGTTGATGGTCCAACTTCTGATATGTTTCTATCTTTATCATATACAACAAACGTATAAAATAAACACAAAGGAGTTTTACAAAATGATTGAAAAAGTCGAAGTAATAGACCAGATAGAGATAACGCGAGATGGACACGTACTGGTCCGCAGAGCCCTTTTAATTCTTGAGGATGACGTTGAAATCGCAAAGACATATCACAGAACGAGTTATGTTCCTGGTGAAAATGTTGACAATGAAGATATACGTGTCAAAGATATAGCGGGAGTTGTATGGACACCGGCGGTTGTGGATACCTATAATGAAAAGGTTGCTGCCGAGATTGCCAAGGCTGCTGCTGAAGTCGAGAAGTAAGGAAAGGCATGACTTACAAAGACGATTGCATAGATTCAAGTATTAAAGAAATCCCGAATTTATTTTCCTGGTGTTATCCCGGTCAGTTCCGAGTTCTTGCTCGTGTCCAATGGGGAGATTTTTATTCTGTAATGCGGAATGAAGGCTTTAATATCCAGCCCATTATTCAAACCAATATATCTTCGGCTGCTGATGTCGACCGCGATTTAGGTGTTGCGGCATCGATAGTGGCCGATATATCCTCCTCAGTTAAAGTTATAAACCAGTTTGTATCGGCTCCATCAATTGTGAGCGATATCGGCGATATTGCTTCAAATCAGGAGCAACAATTTAAATCGGATTCGGCAGAAATTCATTTCTATTTTTCATCCGGTATATATCGAGACAGACCATTTGCGGTCGCACCATTTATTACGCTTTCCCTGGGCGCTGGCATAGCTGCATCAAACCTATTCGGCTCGAGCCCTGCAATTGTAAGCGATATCAATAGCGATGCACAGCAATTTAATTCCTTTACATCGACATCAAATATTTCCTGGGTCTCCGGTGATGCATATATCGGCATAATCAATAAATTCGTTTCTAATCCGGTCATCCAGATCATTTTTAATAATCCAGACACAGATAATTTCAGAACATTTTCAAGTAATGCAGAAATTGGCTTTGATGTTATATGTGACGGCCCAAATATTAATCGATTTTATTCTTTTGCTGCCGATATCGATTTCATAATTGATGCAGATATTGACCAACAACCGGAATGGCATTTTTCATGTTCCCCTGTAATTCAGACCGATATTTCTTCTGATCTTTTTGTGATTAATAAATATACCTCTGATGCAAATATCGATTTCATAATTGATGATGCAGATATTGACCAACAACCGGAATGGCATTTTTCATGTTCCCCTGTAATTCAGACCGATATTTCTTCTGATCTTTTTGTGATTAATAAATATACCTCTGATGCAAATATCGTCTCGGCCATATCTGATCCTGTTATTGATCAGGAATTTTGGATCATCTTTTCGTCCCAGGCAGATATCGTCTCGACCATATCTGATCCAATAATAATAAAAGAAGAAGAAGCTGTTGGGATAAAAATAGCTATTCCAGCATCTTTAATCGATGAAGACCTTACTGACTTTCCAGTATATCTTAATATTTCTGATAATTCTGGAATATCTGGATTGGATTTAAGCGAATTTTTCACTGAGCTGAAATATCCTGCCGATGATGATTTTACCGGTGCCGATGATGATCCACTCAATATAATAAAATGGGGAGATCCCTTTACCCTACATTCAACCACCAATTTTGGTGCCGATATACAAAACAATATGGCTCATTTCTATTTTACAGGTGTATCGGGTGCAGGCGGCGATGGTGTTAATGTCAACTCCAATTTTATGCTGACAGGCGATTTTGACATACAGATCGACTTTTCTAATCTTGTTCACTTGTTCCATAATGCGGCTGGATTCGAGTTAGAGGTTCATTTTGGGCCTGATCCAGGTGATGATCACGTTCTTATAAAATGTCAATATTTCGGTGCAGTTAATTGGCTTTTACGTTACCATGATGAAGGAAACACTTACGATACCACTCCTGCCAGAACAAACGATTACGGTAAAATGAAGATTACGAGAACTGGTTCAACAGTTTATCTTTGGTATGCTGATGGATCGGGGGATTTCGTATCCGGTGGTTCACGCGATATGAATTCCGATGATTGCTTCTTAAGGCTCGGTGGTTATGATTGGAATTCCGGTGCAGAATTAAGTATTGATTTCGATAATTTTGTCATTAATTCAGGCACTGTTGTATGGCCAGCAGGGCATCCGAACCGGAAAAAGATCGCAATCAAGACAGATGATCAGGAGACCCAGTGTTATGTTGAAATAGATCATGAAGATATTGCAAATGATAAAATGGGAATCCATTTCAAGGCACCATTTATTTCTTCCAGTATCGATACGGCTTTCTTCCTTTATAGTCTACCAGTAGACAATACGGATTTTGTCGGTGATATTGGTGAAACCCCGGCGCAGAACGTTTGGGATTCTGATTTCGTTGCGGTACATCATATGGGCCAGGATCCTGATGGCGATGTTACGGATGCTATTAAGGACAGTACTTTAAATGGAAACGATGGCACACCTCGCGGCTCTATGACTTCCGCCGACTTAATAGATGGTCTTGTAGGAAAGGCCCTGGATTTTGATGGGTCTAATGATTGCGTTAGTATTCCAACGGCTCCAAATCTTAAATTTGGAGTCGGTGATTTTACCATTGAATCTGTTTTTAATATATCTGATAGTGGCACCAATCCCTTAGTTAGTTATGGAGATCGAGGAAATAACCAAGGCTGGACAGCGTATATTGGTAATAATGGTCATGCGAAAGTTATTATTGATGACGACACGGTACAGGTGGTTGTTGAGGATGCGTTAAATCATGCGGACGGGATTTTTCACACGTTTGCGGCGGTGATGAATAGGGCATCCGATGCCATACTTTATGTTGATGGATTCGAAACCATTGCGAAAGATATTTCAACAGCATTCAGAACTTTAGATACAACAGATCATCCCGATATTGAAATAGGGCGACTGTGGTATTTATCTGCATATAGTTATTACACTTTAGGCAAATATGACGAGGTCAGGCTCTCCAAAATCGCTCGCTCCGAGTCCTGGATCAAGGCCACTTACCACACCTTAAATGATGACCTTTTATTAATTGAAACCCCATATTTAAGTGGATTTAGTAATCGAATTGAGATCACAATAGATAATACTAAGATTGATGAAGACCTTACTGATTTCCCGGTATATCTTGATATTTCTGATAATTCTGGAATTTCGGGATTGGATTTAAGTGCATTTTTCACTGAGCTGGAATCTTCTTCAAACAGAAAAAAGATTGCTGTCACAACAAGCGATGGGGTGAGCCAATGTTATGTTGAAATAGATTATGAAGATATCGCAAATGATAAAATGGGAATCCATTTCAAGGCACCATTTATTACTTCTGCTCTTGATGCGAAATTCTTTCTTTATTATGATATTACAGCATCCGATAATACGGATTTTGTCGGTGATACCGGCTCGGTTGTAGCTAAATTAGTTTGGGATTCTGATTTTTTCGCTGTTTATCATCTTAGCCAAGATATAACCGGTGGGCCTGATGCGATTAAAGATTCGACTGGTAACGAGAAACATTTAACCAACACTGTCATGGGAATTGAAGATTGGGTTGATGCACAACCAGGGAAGGGTATAGATTTTGATGGATTAGATGATGGTGTAAATAGGGCCAATGTTACAGGGCTTCCAATAAATATTTTCACAATGGAAGTGGCAGGTATAGCGGACACGACTGGTTTAAACTCAGCTTTCTTTTTTGGGCAATGGACCAGCGACTTCAATTTTTGTTCGATATATCTGAATGCTGGTTATATAACATATAATCAGAACGGCGGATATATATTCGGCGGAACACAGCAGGTGACAAATGCCGTATTTTTTCATGGTGCTATTCAGCAGCCTGCGTTAGATGATCATAATTTATTCACTAATGGTGGCAATAAAACGACGAACACGTCAAACTGGGCGTGGCCGACATCGATGGATAGGATTTCCATCGGATACTTGGCAGACGACACACCATATTTCATGGGAGGTAATGTTTCAGAGGCCAGAATATCGAGCGTGGCTCGTTCAGACTCATGGATCAAGGCCACTTACTACACCTTACATGATAGTCTAATCACATTTAATGACGCACTCACCTTTGCTTCCACAGCATCTATTGATACCAATATTACCGATCCGGTTTTTGATATTGAGGAGATGCCGTTTGATTGGGATGGTTTTGAAGGAGACGATTATGATGGAGACGATTACGCTTTACCCAATTCGGAAGTATGGGAGATTATGGGTACCGATTCTGGTTCTCCGCCAGACTATGGAGTTTTTACCCTTAATAATAGAATGAGATGTGATCTTATTGGTTCTCCTACTTCAACACTTTATGGTGTTCAGAGTAGATTTGAATTACAAGCACGTGATTTTGATGTTCATGTTGATTTTTATCGGATTTCGACAACTGTAGAGACGGGCACGTTAGGAATTACTTTTTCTTCAGGGTATTCATATAGACTTAGCGTAACAAATACATTTACAAATGGATATGTTTCGCAACATTGGAATCCTGGATATGGTCAGTCTACCTATGCTGCTGGTTGTCCGGCTATTGGTGCTTTTGGTGGCCTTAGAATGAAGAAAAGTGGGGCCACATTAACATCGTATTATTGGACCGGTGGTAGTTGGAATCAAGCAAAGGTATGGACTGTGGCCCAACAAACAGCTACAGTTTTGAATTTTGTAGCCCATGTAGCAAAGGTAACTGAAGTCGAATTTGATAACTTTGAAATAACGAATGGGGTAATTAATCCACCTGCATAAAAAGGTAAATAGGATCATGGGAAATGTAATTAAATCACCCTGGGATCAAAAGCCAGGCATTGTAGAAAAATTAGAAATTGATGAGTCCGGCGATATGTTCGATGATTGGGATGCGGATGGTGTCATATTTGATGACATAAATCGTGAAAACGATATGGTCTTCGATTATAAGGCGGCTCGGACCAATGCACATTTCTGCGTTCACGCCAGTAAAAAAATCCTGAATATGATAGCTCATAATTTACAATATGAGCGGAATCCTGATATTGCTGATGCATGCGTTCGTTTGGTAAAAGTCATCGCGGAGAATAATCGCGATCTAATCAAAATCCATAAGGATTTTAAAACGACATCGCTTATCGGGAAACCAAAAGCTGGAGGAATAGATGGTGCAAGCGAAGAAGAAGAAGATGGTACCCGACAAGACAAGGTCAAAACAACTGTCTCCGAAGTGGTTGCGGCGGCAAAAGCAGCCAAGGATGAGGATAATGCTAAATCTTGATGATAAGAAAGTTAAAAC